TCTCGTGGATGGAGTACTAGCAATAGACTTGAAGATCGTCATCCCAGAAGAAATGCGTCCTCGCAAAATTAACATTGGTAAAAGCGAGGAAACCAAACATGACACACGTCAGCAACTCAATGAAAAACGTCGTTAACTTTTTCAAATACATTGGTCGATCAATACAAGAAGGTAGACAAAGATCTGCAAACATGGATATAGCAGTAATGTTACAAGCAACTGAATACAGACGAGAATCTGTAGATACAGTTTATAATGCATTATGTAACCATGATTTACGCAGTTTACGAGATGGATACCCTATCAAATGATAAAACGACTGATTAAATGGCTAAGCTTTCCATCAATCGATCTTCACGAAGAGTACCTATCTCGATCAGTAGATATGTGCGANCTGGAGAGAAGGTTAGAGAAACTAAGACATAATCCACACATCGTGTGGTAAGTAATCGGGTAGCCTGTAATGGGCTACCCAACAAAATAAATGTGTACATACCCATAAAATCGTGTTATAATATATCTATAACAAAGGATAATATATGAGTTTTTATACAAACGTTACAAAGCTAGGTAATTCTATTCTCTATCGAGGATATAATGATAGCGGTGCTGCAATCATGCACAAGTACAAGTTTCAGCCTACATTCTACGCTCCGACACGTGAGAAGACAGAATGGAAAGGTTTGGACGGTACACCTGTAATGCCATTAGAATTNGATGATATGAAGTCTGGTAAAGATTTCTTTGATCGTATGAAGAATACACTTGGCACTAAAATCTATGGTAACGAACGATTTGTACAACAGTTTATCACAAACAAGTTTCCTGACGAAATAACGTTTAAAAAACGATTAGTTAATATCGTAAATCTTGATATTGAGGTTGCATCTGACGATGGCTTTCCGAGTCCTGATGTTGCCGAGCATCCTATCATTTCTATTGCATTAAAGAGTAGTAAGTCTAGTATCTATCATGTATGGGGTCTAGGTGACTATACACCTGCCGAAGGTGCACCAGTACAATATCGTAAATGTAATAGCGAAGAAGCATTACTTGTAAGTTTCCTTAAATATTGGACAAACAACTATCCAGATGTTATTACTGGTTGGAATGTAAAGTTNTTTGATATGCCATACATTATNAATCGTATTGCTAAGATAGGTACGTTTGCAGCAGCTAAAACATTATCACCATTCAAATGGTTACGCGAAGGTCATGCAAAAGCAATGATAGGTGGCACTCAGCAGTTCTATGAGATATATGGCATCTCGACTATTGATTATCTTCAGACATTCAAAAAGCTTGGCTACTCCTATGGCCCACAAGAATCATACCGACTCGATCATATTGCATATGTAGTAGTTGGTGAAAAGAAACTATCATACGAAGAACACGGCAATCTGCATACATTATATAAGAATGATCATCAAAAGTTTATTGACTATAATATCAAAGACGTAGAGCTTGTCGAACGTATTGATCAGAAGATGGGTCTTATCGAACTCGTTATGACAATGGCATACAAAGCCGGCGTTAACTATAGTGATGTAATGGGTACGACTGCGATATGGGATTCAATCATATATCGTGACTTGTATGCTAATAAGATTGCACCACCACCTAATGTAGAAAAGTTCAAAGGTCCATATCCTGGCGGCTATGTAAAAGATCCACATGTTGGATCGCATGACTGGGTCGTATCATTCGATCTCAACAGTCTATATCCAAACCTCATTGTACAGTATAATATGTCACCTGAAACTCTTCTCAAGAGTGATCAAGGTGATGTATGTGTTGCTGCCAATGGTGCTGCATTTACTAAGAAATTTCAAGGCATGCTGCCACGTATCATTATTAACTATTCTGATGAACGTAAAGCTGTTAAGAAAGCGATGCTTGCTGCAATGCAAGAGAATCAGCGTAATCCATCTGATGAGATAGAACGTGAGATCAATCGTCTTGAGAACAGACAGATGGCTATTAAGATCTTACTTAACTCTTTGTATGGTGCACTAGGCAATAAGTATTTCAGATACTTTGATCAGTCTGTAGCCGAAGCGATTACAACATCTGGTCAATTATCTATTCTGACAGCAGAAACAGCTATGAATAAAGAGATGAATAAGATACTTAAGACCGATGATGATTATGTTATTGCTATCGACACTGATTCATTGTATGTTAACTTCGGTCCACTTGTAGATAAACTCAAACCAAAAGACATAGTCAAAACACTTGACTCAATTTGTAATGATCATTTTACAAAAGCTTTGAATGCTGCATACGATAAGCTTGCGACTGAAAAGAATGCCTATGTAAATCGTATGGTTATGGAACGCGAAGTGATTGCAGATCGTGGTATCTGGACTGCAAAGAAACGTTATATTCTCAATGTACATAACTCTGAAGGTGTGCAATATAAAGAACCTAAGCTTAAGATCATGGGCATTGAAGCTATCAAATCATCTACGCCAGAAGTCTGCCGTGATAAATTTAAAGAAATATTCAAGATGATTGTGACAGATACTGAAGAGAATACTCAAAACTTTATCAAAGCATTTAAAACAGAATTCAAAGGTCTGCCACCTGAAAACGTATCATTTCCACGTGGTGTAACTAAACTGTCAGAATTCAGTGATCGTAAGACGATATATAAGAAGGCTACACCGATTCACGTCCGTGGTTCTTTACTATATAATAAAGCAATCAAGGAAGCAGGTCTAACAAAGAAACATGAGCTCATAAGGCAAGGTGAAAAGATTAAGTTTTGTTATCTCAAATTACCAAATATGATCAAAGAAAACGTCATATCTTTCCCACAATACTTACCAACTGAACTCAAGCTGCATATGTATGTAGACTATGACATGCAGTTCAAGAAAACATTTATCGATCCACTCGAAGATATATTCAATGCAATTGGTTGGAGCATAGAACCAAGATTTAATTTAGAAGATATTTTTGGATAATAAGTGTTTACATATAATAAAAAATGTTGTATAATATACAAAAGGAGATACAATGAGAAAGCAAATAGATAAAGCGGTTCGTATGCATGCGCATGGCGAGCAAGAGCTAGCCAAGACAAATATACTTGTATATTTAAATCAGCCAGTAGGTATCGGCGAACATAGTGATGTCGTTGAAGCAATACAGCTTGAACTAGATAAAATGGCTACAGCTCAAGATAGAATTGATATGATGAACTTAGTAATGGATCACGAAGATGTCAGCTGATTGGGTAATGGATATTGCTGATATGCACGCCAAGTTTGGTGTGAATGATTGGCAGTATGAGAACAAAGATAATAAAGAACTTATGAAAAAGTATATTGCTTTTCGTATGGCAATGATTCAAGAAGAAGTCGATGAAACGAATGCAGCTATCAAAGATGGCAATGCAGAAGAAATAGTTGATGGTCTTATTGATATGTGTGTATTCGCTATCGGTACATTAAATGTATTTGGTATGGATTCTGAAAAAGCTTGGAATGCAGTACACAATGCTAATATGGCAAAAGAGCCAGGTGTGAAAGAAAGTAGACCGAATCCTTTCGGTATGCCAGATTTAATTAAACCAGACGGATGGCAAGGTCCATCACATGAGGGCAACCATGGGGATCTCCCTAACATTATTTAATTCAGTCTTTGATAACAAGACAAACAAACGTATGGATCTAACAGACTGGCAACAGTTTGTTGACTTGTTGTTTGATTTATCTAAGATTAAACGTGAAGGTAAGCGCGATGCACAGTTGATGTCGCCTGCTATTTACAAACCAGATACAACAAGAGCTAATGTAAACGTTGACTCTTGGGCTGGGTGGGCAGCTGTAGACATAGATGATTTCATTATAGAAGGAGATTTAAAAAATGATCTATTTAATCGCTTTGGGTTTTGGGAGTACGTTTGCTACTCTACTGCTAGTAGTACTATCGAAGCACCAAAATTCCGAGTTATCTTTAAACTTGGACGCACTGTATCGGACGATGAAATTCGACATTTCTGGTACGCCCTTAACACCGAACTTGAGAGCGTTGGCGATAGGCAATGTAAGGACCTGTCAAGAATGTATTACATACCTGGAGACTATAAAGATGCTCATAACTTTATCTTCGCTAATAACGCTGGTAGTATTGATATTGATAGCTTACTCGCCAAGCATAGTTATGTAGATAAAAAACCAGGTAGTTCTTTCCTTGAAAGGCTACCTGACGCACTACGCGATCAAGTTGCAAGTTATAGAAAAGAACAGTTAACAGAAACAAACTTCCATTGGAATGGCTATAGAGATTGTCCATTCTTTCCAAAGAACTTGGCAGTGGAATATCAAACCATCAGTAATACCGGCTGGTATTATAAGATGTATCAAATTATGGTTGCTACCGCAGGGAATGCAACTTCAAAGAAATATCCGATTACTGCTCAAGAGATAGCTACTCTTTGTAGAGAGCTTGATTCAGAGACAGGTAATTGGTATGAGAATCGTCCTATTGAAAGAGAAGCAGATCGGGCGTTAGAGTATGTTTATAAAAACATGTAACAAAGGAGATTCTAATGAGAATCGAAAACGAAGTTAAACTTGACTATAGTGATGTTTTAATTCGACCAAAGCGAAGTACATTAGGTAGTCGAAAAGAAGTGGAAATGAGACGTAGCTTTGACTTCTGCCATGGAAAGTCATACTACGGTATCCCACTCATGGCAAGTAACATGGACGGCGTTGGCACATTTGAGATGGCAGATGCACTTGCAGGCCAAGGGATCTTTACTTGTTTAGTTAAGACATATAGTGTAGAAGACTTGATAGAATATTTTGACAATGGATTATATCATAGACGTGATTATGCAGCTATAAGCATTGGTATAAAAGAATCAGATCTTGAAAAGTTTAGATCTGTATATTTCCTTGTTAGAGATAAACTAAAGTATGTATGCATTGATGTTGCAAATGGTTATAGTCAAAGATTTATTGAATACGTAAAAGAATTTAGGCAGCTATATCCAGGCATTGTTATCATTGCTGGTAATGTAGTTACTGCAGATCAAACACAGGAGTTAATATTAAATGGAGCTGATATTGTTAAAGTGGGCATTGGCCCTGGTAGTGTCTGTACTACTCGCATACAGACTGGTGT